AGTGATTCACCAGTGTCAACTGTTACTTTACGAGCTGTAATTTTTACTACTTGTTTAAGAGCGCCTGTATCGTCTTTAACAGTCATAGTCATTTCGCCTTCTGCTAATACTGCTGGAGTGTTAACATCTGCTGCTGACGCATCTACTAGAAAACAATCTTTAATTGCTGTTCCGTCTGTGCAACGGAATTTTTTTGATCCTAGTTGTTTTACAATCCAGCCATTTACTGAATTTGCACCGTTATTAAATTGTACTCTGATTTCATTTCCATCGGCTGTAGGTGTGCCGAAGAATCTTTTATTTAGTGGACGTCCCATTTTGTTTCTCCTTGACGTTCTAGGTCTACGCTGCGGGTTACAGCATAAGTCCTCTTTCGAGGCGCTCATTAGACAAAGTATTTATCTCGTTTGTTCGGAATATAATTTATAAACTCACGCACATAGTCAAAATGTTGACTTAATGTAGAAAATAATTCAGGGTTTAAGTTATGCGACACTGCATCATAACTAGTTTTACCTATATCTGAGTAATATTTAATATCTATACCATAGTCTGGAAATATACCTGTTACAAATAAACATGTATCGCCGAGAGTTTTAGCATCACTAGTGCGAGTCATTTGTAAAAATGTTTGTGCAAATGATTTATTAGGGAGAAAGTCTGTTTTGTCCATATGGCTCGCTAAAAGGATAACCACATAGTGCTCAATAGATTCTGGTAACTCAATACCAGTATGTTGTCTGGTTTCTTGTACTACATCGTAAAATGCAGATACATATTCATCCTGCATGATGTATTTATAAAAAAAAGACCTGCTCAGTTAAGAACAGGCCTTTTTATAATGTGATAGGAAGGAATTACTTATTACCTTCAACCGGGCACAAGTAGACTCGTGCAATAAACCCGGAACATGTATGCAGTCGCTAAACCAACCCGCTAAGGTTCTTTTACATTACCTTAATGCCGTCTACCGACATTGCTTCAGTCACCATCTAACGTAAACCGTCGTCTTCGTTATGTAACTAATATAACATCTCTACAGACAATGTCAACCATTTTATTAGAAAAAAAGTCAAAAAAATAGGCGCCGTAGCGCCTATCCTTTATTAAGTTGTTAAAACTTAGCTGAAGCTTACGTTAGTAGCTGTTACGTCTACTTTACCTAAGTAATCAGCTGCGTTACCTAAAGACGAAGCAGTATTTGTTAGCTCAACATATCCATAACGAGTCATGAATGATACTGTTGGCTCAAATGTTGCTGGGTCTAGAACAACGCCACTTGACATTAATGGGATATATGGGCAATAGAACGCTGCTGCGTCTGATTCTGATGTACCTTTGTATCCGATTAGTACGGCTGCATTATCTGTTGCATATGTGTTTACATATACACGCATTGCACTGTTTAGAGTACCAACCATTTTAGTGTTAGTTGGTGCTTCAAATGTGCCTTCTGTTGTTCTTGCGAACGCAGAAGTTGTTGCAGATTGTAGAAGTGTTAGTGTAAATGGTGAAACAACTGCCCAGTTACCTGCGCCACGACGTGTACGCTGTGCAATTAGGTTTGATACTCTGTTGATTTGAACTGCAAGAGCTGCATGTTCGTCACCAACAAAAGTAGCTGTACCTGATACTGCGTTTTGGTCATATGTTTCAGTTGCTGCGCCAGCTAGGCCATTTAGGCTTGCTAGTACTTCTTGGTCGATCTCAGCAGTAATCTCTTGAGCAAGTGCTGCCATGATTTCTGCTTCAACGTCGATGCCGTGCATTGCTTGTGAATCTTGAGCAGCTTCAAAAGTCCAACGTGCGCTTAGTTTGCGTGATTTGGCTTCTACTGTCTGCTTTAAGATTTGAATTGACATCTGGTTACCTGCAACACCTTCCATAGAAGCTGTTGGGCTAGGCGCTGCGCCTGAACCTGGGTTACCAGAATATGATTCTGCAATCTTGAATGGGCTGAATGCTTCATCCCCAGCTGTTGCTCCGTTGTCTGTATTTGCATAACGCACACGTAGTGTGTGAATTTGTGCAACAGGACCAGTCATTGGCTGAACGCCAACTAACTCATTTGCAATAACTGTTGGCATTACACGTCTGATAACTGGTAGGATAACACGGTTAAGTGTCGCAATATTACCGGCAGATGTAGCACCAGCAGTTGCACTTTCTGAAAGATACTTGCGAGTATTTTCAAGTGTAGCTGCCATAACACCTTTCTTGTTGCCTTGTAGGCCTTCAAGAAGAGCTGTTTTTGTGTCCTGCCAGCGTGATTCTAGTAGTTCTGACATAATAATCTCCTTAATTTAATCCAGCTAGACGTTTAATGTCTACGACATTGTGATCGTCTGCTTTAGAACTAGTGTTTTGTGATTGTTCACGGTTGCCTGTGATTGTTTTGCCTTCTGTAAGTGGTGCCTTAGTTTTCTTTGCTGGAGTATTACTATCAATTACTGATGGTAGGTATTTCTCAAACGATGCTGTTAAGCGTGGCGTTTGAACTGTTTCCAGTAAATCTGTCATTATTGAACGTTGATCCTTACTTAAAGGAGCAATTAAGTCGTTCATAATCTTTTCTCTTTTAGCTGCTTCAACTAAGCGTGATTTCTCTTTGCTTGCTGATTCAGCTAAACTTTTAGCTTTTGTTGCAAAAGTTTTAGCTTCACTTAGTTGCTTATCTTTTACATCAATAACTTTAAGTAGTTTTGCAGTTTCTGATTTCTCATTTAAATATGAAGAACCATACTCATTTGCGAATGCTTCAAAGATTTTACGTCCAAAGTCATTTCTACGTGCTGTATCAATATCTTCTCTAAGTGAACTAATCTCTTTATTAAGAGTATTAGCAACTGTCTTAGATACTAATGCTGCACTTTCTTGAACGAAATCTTTCTTGACTTTAGCAATATGTGTCTTGGCTTCACGCACAAGACGCACTTTGGTTTCTGCTAAATCTTTTTTGTCTTCGTAAAATTCTGCAATTTCTGAAGCTAATGATTCAACAATAAATTCTTCCAACTTAGCATGATTTTCTTGCATTGCACGTTTATCTGCACGTAGCTCTGCAATCTCTGTTTTAAGTTGATCAACTACAAATCCTTTTAGAAGATCTGCATTTTCACGCATAGCAACAGCATATTTTGCCTTTGCTTCGCTTAGTTGTTTTCTGTCTTCAGAAAACTCAGCAATTTCACTTGCTAACCCTTCTGACAACATTTGATCTATTGCTTCAACCATTGTCTGCTTGTCATGTTCGTACTTTTGTGCGAACTCTTCACGCAATTCCGCAGTAACCGCTTGACGGTTTTCTGTTACTCTTGCATTCCAAGCATCTTCAACTTCAGCTCTGAGTTCTTCGCTAATTGCATCATTCTCGAAAAGTTTTGTCAGTGCTTCTAACATGGTTTTTTCCTTATCATTGGAGTCTACTGATTATGTTAATCAGAGATTCCTTTAAATATTTTTGTGCCTTTGTGTCTTCTTTAGTTGCCTGTGCTATTTCGTATGCCTTATACCCTCCACGTGCATTCATAAGGTGCTCGTATATTGGTGTTGGATATGCACCGGGAGCGGAAGGTTGAGCAACCGCATCCACAGTGATAATTTCAAAATCAGAAACGTTGCCGCTTCCGTCGTCACTAACGTTACCACTTCCTCTTGATGATACACCTAGTTTAACTCCGCTTTCTAGCATTGTTTTAACTAACTGTCCCATTGGAGTAGGTAGTACTTTTAGTTTACCGTAACCGTTTGGTCCATCCATCCACATTTCTGTAATCATATGGCTTACGCGGTCTAGGTTAATATTAAGGCCTTCTGGATGATCAACTTCTCCGAGTGGCGTATATCCACCTTGAATCTGATCGTTAAGAGTTTTGACAGCCCTGCCTATTTCTTCTACAGGATATACACGCTGATTAGCATTGCGTATCCCGCCTTGTATAACAATTCCCTTCATGTAAAGGTCTTTGCCATTTTCAGCAGACTCAACGACCATTCTAGCTTGGTCAAATGTCAAGTGCTCTCGTAGGTTTCTCATTCAATCGTCCTTGTCTTGCTTACTTTGCTCGCTTGCTCAACTTGTTAAGTGTTGAACCTGCAGCTTTGTCAGCAGTTTCCGACTTGCCTCTTGTTTCGGCGCCGTGTCCTGGCTCTTTCTTTTTGAAAGATGTTTTGCCAGCTTTACCACCAGGAACGTTAATGTTCTTAGTGTTCATTGCTGCTGGTGCTTGCTTCTGAACTGGGTTACCTTTAATAGTTGTACCTGCTCCTGCTTCACCGCTTTCTTCTGTATCTGCACGTAGGATATTTGCAGTTGTTCCGCCCATATCGTTTTTACCTGCTACAGATGATTTTGTGTTTACACCGTTGTCACCGTGCTTTGCTGGTGCAACTTTTTCTACATACTCGCGCATTTGCTCGCCTGCAGATTTTGCTGATTCATAATGCTCGTCAGCTGCTTCTTTGCCGTGTTTTTTAGCAAATTCTGCTTTTGACATTTTTTCTGAATCACCAATTAGTGAATCTTTCATTTTGCCTTCATCAAGATCTTCATCTGACTCTTCAACTTCTTCGTCTGATGCTTCTTCAACTTCTTCGTCTGCTGATTCATATGTAAACGCTTCTTCTTCTGGTTCTTCGTCATCCATGTCCATATCCATGTCCATGTCGTCGTCACCTTCGTCGTCCATGTCGCCTTCGTCATCACCAGCCATCATTTTTTCAAATTCTGCTTTAAGGTCTTCTAGTGCGTCTTCTAGATCTTCTACACGATCTTCTACGTCACCTTCGCCGTCCATGTCCATGTCGTCATCGCCGCCCATGTCTGGCTCCATGTCACCCATCATATCATCTGCTGGATCACCGCCCATCATTGGGTCAGCTTCTACTTCAAACTCATCTAGGTCAAAACCTTCTTCTAGATCATCATCAGACTCTTCTACTTCTTCGTCTGCTTCGTCTAGGTCTTCATCTGATTCATCTACTTCTTCGTCTGATGCTTCTTCAACTTCGTCATCTGACTCGTCTACTTCTTCATCTTCTAGTAGTGATTCATAAATATCTCTTGATTTTTCTACCACAATCTCGTGGAATAATGCTTCTGCACCTTCTTTGTCTTCGTTGACAAGAAGCTCAAGCATTGCTTCAAACTTGCTACGATCTGCCATTGTTCTCTCCTGTTAAAAAATAAATACCGCTTACACGGTATGGGCTGTCAATATTATTTACTCTATTTGCACGAAAATGGTGTGAAACGGCACGATTTGATGCCCGTAACACCATTAAATACTACGTTAAATTGTGTATTTGCATAAATTCGTCAACGTATATATGCTTCATGTTCTTGATATTTACCAATTCTTTTGGAATAAATCCGTCTCGATCGATTACTCTAATGTAATTAATTTTAGGATATTCATTTAATGTAATTGTAGTTTGCTTTAACCAATTACCATAAAATGTTGCACGGTCGCTTGTCTTCTTATAATTTAAAGTATCAGCATACATATTATTAACCATACGTCCTTTGTCAAGTCCTTTATAATCAAAACCTAAAATGTATATTGTATCATATGTGTGTTGACTAGCTAACCACATTGCTGTTGGTCCACTTGACCATCCCTTAGACGGATTAAATAAATTTAAACCTTCTATCTTTTGATAACTTCTATTTGGATTTGTGTAAACTGGATGTTGTAACTGATAACCTTGCTTGGATATTTCTATTACCATCCTAGTGTCAACAGCAATTAAATAATCAGGTGTAAATTCTCTATACAATGCATTACACCCGTATATCTTTCCTATACTTTTTAATTTTTCTAATTGTATTGGAAACCTACTTGTGCCGTTGCCTACAACAAATGCAGTCGATCCGTTGACTTTAGGTTCAATCGGTTTACGAATAATAGTTTGATTAAATTCTTTTTGATGTCTAGCAGCTTTTTTAGCCAAGCGTCTTGCTTGTTTAATTTGTTGCCATTCTGATTTAGTATATTGACTCTTGTCTATCTTTGCCACTACATAGCTGCCTCTGCATTTGCAGATACACCGTACATCTGTCTAACAAAATGAAGATCTTTTACTTTTTCTTCTTTATGTAAATCAGCTGCTTTTCTAATACGGTTTATCTGACGCAGAGTAAGTCTAGTTTTACGTGTGTCATCATAGTTTACTGGAGAGGTATCGTGCTCTGGCTCGTACCTGTCATTTTCAACAGGTTCAATTGTTTCTTTATCAAAGTAAAATAGTTCTCGCAGTATCATGTTAGTATTTATATCGTTTGGTCTGTATTTGACGCAGGACTACCGCCAAGATCTTGTCCAGTAGTTGTTTCTGGTCCTTCACCTTCGGATCCCTGTATTGGGTCTTCTCCGTCATCAGCTGTATCTTCTATTCCGTCTAAATCGTCACCTATGCCGGCTCCGCTAATACCTGCTCCACGCATCTCAGCGCTTGCATCATCTAGCATCGGCTCTAGGTCTTCTTCATTTTCTTCACGCCATAGACGTTCGTTTTCTGCAATCTCTTCGTCAGTCATGCCTAAGAATCTTTTTAGAGCAAATCTGTTAGAGATATACGGTAGTGCAGCCATCTGTGTATATGTAGGAACTCTTGCATTATCAATTTCACTTTGTCTATAACTTGCAAAGTTTTGTGGTGGCTGGAACTTTAAACTAAACATAGCAGTATCAATGTTTACACCTTTGTCAAGCATATAACGCTTAAACTCTTGATCAAACTCTTCTGCAATTAAACCTTGCAAACGTTCACAATAGGTGTTAAAACGAAGTTCTTGTATGTAAGCAGTTCCGACACGGCCATCATTGTATTGACTTGATGCGTCATCAGCTCCAGTTGGTAAGTACGAACTTGGGATACGTAATCCGCGTACCAACTTATTAGTAAAGTATCTAAGGTCATCAATTTCTCCTAGGTTAGTTCCGCCTGGAAGTGTTTCAACTTTAGATCCTCTCCCCTCTGCTGTTTGTGGAAAGAAATAATCTTCGTTTATTGACAACGGGTTATAACTACTGTCTATAACATTTTGCCCTCCACCCGTTTGTGATGGAATACGTCTTTGATGTATTTCTGTCTTTACTCTTTCAACAAATTGCATTGCCAAGTGACTTGGCATGTTGCCCACATCTACATAAAATACTCTGCGCTCTGGTGCACGTTGTACTCTGTAAATAATAATTGCGTCTTCTAATAATTCTTTTTGTTTGTATACTTTGAATACAGTTTCTAATAACGAATTACCAAATGGATAGTTTTTATCTAACCCCTCTGACAAACTTAGATGTACCATATGCTTTGCATCGATACAAATTTCGTTTTCTTCATTCTGCCAACGGTTGCCACTAGGTACAGGACCCTTGCCTGTCATGTTAGTTGTACCAGCACCAGGATAACCTGCGCCTGTTGGTCCAGTGCCTGTTGTATCAAACGGTGTTGTTGCAACCATGTCTTTAAAATTTACATTAAAGTCTTTGATTACGTACTGTTCCGGCATCTTGCCTTCTGATTCGTTTACAATAATTTTAGTTACATTACCCGGATCAACATGAAACCACTTTTGTGTTTCTGGATCACGTACAAAGAATTGATCGCCATACTTAAATGCATTTCTAAACAATCTAAACATACGTGTTTCAAAGTTTTGTATTTTACTCCACTGTTGTAGATACTGTGATATAATTGTTACTTCTGAGTTAGTTGCTCTTTGTTTAAAGTCAATTTTAAAATGCGTATTGTTTTGTTCGTTAAGTTGTGTACAAAATTCTGCAAGAATATCTAGTGCAGCATTAACTTCTGAATCTTGATCCATTGTGTTGTACTGACCGTAACGTTCAACACGATTAGGTGTACCAACATATACATCAGGC